TTTTGTTTAGTTGTATATCCCATAGTCAAATCACTAATAATCTTTCTCTCTTTGAAGAAAGTGAGAAACCCACTTAATGCATATGCATCTTCTAATAAATTAAAAATACCAGTGAAATGATCTTTATTATGAAGCCAATGTCTATTACAATATACAATTGTAAATCGCCGATCATCTGGCGGTAGTTTAATTGGTTTAGCATCATTAGAAGTGAAAGCAAATCTACAGAAAGAATCAGATTCCCATGCCGGTAAATATTTCTCTTCTATCTTGAGTCTTGTATTAGTAATAGCATTTTTAAGTGCTTCATAATACAGTTTCTCTTTATAATGATTAATAGACCATTCATCGTTGATAACAAGTAAAGATCTGGATAAAGCTATGTTGTTACGTGTTATATCTTTATTGATAATCCTTGTTAACTTAGTACCTAACAAAGTAGCTACACAATGTATAAGAACAGACTTACCTACACCCTGACCACCAAGCAAAGCTAATGCCGTGCCTGGTTTCTTAGCGGGATTCTGAAATATGTCTGCAAAATAATCAATGATCCAATCTCGTGCTCCTTTGTCATCTATCATACCTTCAAGATGCTCAAGCCATGCTATTACTAATTTATCATGCCCATCAGAAGGATAAGTCTTGAAACCTGGAAATGTATTAAGATACTTCAATTCACCTTCTTTAACCACTTCTTTATTAGCAGTAGTTGGATCAAATACAGTACCATACAATATAACAGATTCATTACTTTGTGCTTCTGCCCATTCCTTAGCAACACTAACTACTCTAATCTTATCACCTATTTCTACAGTTACTTTCTCTGTATCTACTAATGCTAATGTTCTTGCATCATCTGCATATACTAAACCAAAAGGAGACTGCTCTTGTTCTTTTCTAACATCTAAAAATATTACTCTACCACTTAAGCGTAGTTTTCTATACCATTGGTCTCGTTTAGCTAATGCTTCTTCTAATGTTTCATTAGTTACTTTATCATTAACATAATAAGGTTTGAACCCACCCCACAATTCTTCGAAAGGATAGTCACATATCATATTGGCACAGCCATCAGCCAGATCCCAGCCTTTGTCTATGCGTTGCTCAATAAACTCAGAATAATCCAGCAAACTTATACGCTGATCATCGGGTCCAGTGGTAATAAACTTCGCTATTTCTTTCATTGCCTTGATGCCATCAGCGTCATGGTCAGGCCACAGGTATATTTCTTTAGTTCTATCCCTTAATACAGACCAGTCGGAAGCCTTGACTCTATGTGCACCACCAGACCAGGTCACTACTACAAAATCAGCCAGCTGCTTATAATCCATTGCAGCATCAGCAGTCTTCTCACCTTCAACTACCAGTACTTTCTTCTCTGGATTCTGTGTCAGTTCATATAGATTGTATAAGGGTCGATCCTTATTAGGTGGATCTTTGGAAGACCATGCTCGTTCAACTCTACCACCATCCGATACATACTCGACTGAGAACCAGGCTGGAGTTTGCTTTTGTTTTCCATCCATATATCGTTGTACAAAGAAAGCAGGTTCTCCAGATGCAGTGACATATTCGTAGATGGTGTCTTCATCCTTACGCATATGCAATGGAAATGTGGGTTCATGTGCGGGGTATAAGACTTTGGCACTTTGAATCTTATCACTTTGACCCCCTGATTTACGAGAAGGTACAATAATATTAAACTTAGTCTTAATAGCTTTAACAATATCTATATGCTTACAGTGTTTAGAGAGACAACTAAAACCCGGGTATCCATCCGCATTCACATAGATGTCTAATGAAGGAGAATGATCATCGTGATGAGGGCAAAGTCCTCGCCACCTATTGTCACCATGTTGTTCTGCTTTGAGCGCTTTGAGGATCTGTTCAACGATCACTTCATTATGCTGCCCATTGGACGCCATATCGTATCTTCCCTGTTGTGCAATTGATTTATATGTATATTATATACTGTTTGTAATCGTATGTAAACTGTTATTTTCGTATACCTGCTATGTCCTTTTTGCATGCCTTACCATTATAGCCTTATACTCAAACATGATCTAGTATCTACATCTCTAGGTATGCGTTTGACGCATGCCTGGTATGCGAAATTGGCAGTTTACTTTTAAAATTAAAAGGTGTATAATGATTAAATGATGCAGGGAAATACTGCTTCATGTAACTTAATCTAACTAGGAGAAATACCTATGTATTATTATCAGTTTACTGACAAGATTAATGCTGAGAACCTCGAGAAGCTCATTGCTCAAGCTCCTTCGCAGGCTGGTGCTATTCTTCGTGCCACCTGGGAACTTGGTACCAATGAAAAGAAAGTCTCGGAAGATCAGATCATCGATCTTATTTCTACTGAACTGGCGCGGTTCTCACCGAAGGCCAAGGGTCCTGAGGTTGTGCCGGGTTTTGTAGCTTATTACAGGCAGATGCTGGGTAAGTTGCCTGCTCATATCATTGCACAGACTAAGGATAATCTGGGAGGCAAGCCACGTGGTGGACGTGCTGGTGGTTTGGAATTCCTGCTTGATCCGATTACTGGCGAACAGATTGAGAACGTGTTCAAGCGTACTCCAGTCAAGAATCCTGGTTCACGGAAGACCAAGAAGATTGTGACTGAGGAATACCTTGAGGACAGCGATGAGATGCCTGAACTTGAAGGCGAAGATGAGACGGCGAACGCCGCAGAGTAAGGGTATACAAGCGCCACTCTGAGCGCGGGACCTTTATGGTGTTTCAGACCAAATCAGATGACAGTCGGGAAAGACCGACACTTTACCTTTAGGAGGGGACTATGAGTATAATATCAGATCTTGATGAATTCATGAATAAATTCGGGTTAGATTATAAAGGTCCACCTAGAGAATTGCCTGATAAAATAAGTAGTTTTAGAATTGCATTACATACAGAAGAGTTGAGTGAATATATGTCAGCTGTTGCTGATAATAATTTAGAGAAACAACTGGATGCGTTAGTTGATTTAGTCTATGTAACTATAGGCACAGCTCATTTGCATGGCTTTAATTTTCAAGAAGCCTGGAACAGAATACATGCTGCTAATATGAAAAAGAAAAGATCAGTCGGTACAGTCTTAGAAGGTCGTGGTTCTTTGTATGATGTAGTTAAACCAGAAGGATGGGAACCTCCATTCCTTACAGACTTAGTGAGGAACAATGACACTTGATCGTAAGCGAGCAGCTGAACTCCTTCATGATACAGCTGACTTAATAGATGGTGAGAAGGCTAAAGCATATGGAGAACCAGAAGATTCTTTCGCTGATATTGCTGGGTATTGGTCTAGGTACCTTGGCATTAGTATTAATACTTATGATGTAGGTATAATGATGATACTATTGAAAGTATCAAGGGGTGGTAGAACTCGGTTTAAAAGAGATAATCTAATAGATATATGCGGTTATGCCGCACTGGTAGGTTCAGATGACAAAGACAGCTGATGAAGCGTGGCTTGATACTATTGAAGATATTAAGAAATGGGGACAACCAGTTGAACCGCAGAAATCGACTGGTGCAAAGGGTAGAGTATCCTTTGAAATAATAAACCATAGTCTAGCCTTTCAAATGAAGTGGCCAGTGGTAACGTGTAAGCCTAATACTTCATGGCTTTATATGGCTGCTGAACCTATGTGGGTATTGGAAGGATCAGCTAACCTTCACCACTTCCCTGAGATCTATAGAATACAGCTACCTTATTCTGATAATGGGGTTACTGTATATGGTGCATATGGTCCAAGGTATAAGCTACAAAAACAGAATGTAATTGACAGATTAAATAATGATATAAATACTCGTCAAGCTGTTATGAGTTTATGGCGTAAGAACCCAGCGATAATGAAGGATATATCCTGCACAGTATCTCTTCAATGGCTAGTAAGAGACGGTGCGATTAACACTATTGTTAATATGAGAAGCTCAGACGTCGGCTTGGGCTTACCTTACGATATGCTTACCTTTGTATGCATGACTGCAGATATTGCTTCTAATCTAGCTGAACCAGTAGAGTTAGGTGTATGTCATATCAACGCTGGATCCAGGCATATTTACGAAGATCAATGGGATAATTTAAATATAAGCGAAATGAAACTGAGACAGTATACATATCCAGCTTGGAGTATGTGGAAGTGGACTGCTATTCATCAAACATTAAAGAGAATAGCTTTAGTAAATAGATCTGAACATAACGTTGCTGACATACAAGCTGAAGCTTTCAAATGGATGATGGAGATTTCAGGTGGCAAGACCAACACTAGAAATAATCATGATGAAAGTAGCACAACTCCTAGCACAAAGGGGAACGTGTAGAAAAAAACAGGTAGGCTGTGTACTTGTTGATACTTTTGGAAATATTATTGCTACTGGTTATAATGGTCAACCTCGTGGCATGCCGCACTGTGACGTGGTTAACCCTTGCCCTGCTTACTTGGATGCTAATCTTAGCTGTCATGCTATTCATGCAGAGGCAAACGCTTTAATCCGTTGTCATGACGTAGAAAAGATATACACTGCTTATGTAACAGAAGAACCTTGTAGTAAGTGTATGCTTTTGCTAAGGAATACAGGTTGTAAGTTAGTAGTCTGGATAGACGAGCACAATAGCCAAAGAGTATTAGGGTTATGAATTTACCAGACCCAAATAATATTCATGAA